TTGCACCACCTTCACAGATATTAGGCACGAATCCAGATTCCTGCTTAATGTTACCCATGATGGTAGCTAGGGCGTTTCTGTCTGTAATACCATGATCCTGAAAAAATGCTAAAGCAGCACTTTCATTTTCATTACACCCTTTACAAATTAGCCTTATCTCTTTTGGCTTTGGTGCAACCTCGCGGATTGCTGTCTTCTTTTCATCTACAAGATCAAACTCTTTAATAACAGAGAATGGTACTTTTTCAACTGGAGGGGGAGGCCCCTGCATCTTGTAGTTGACGAATGGCAGTGATGCCGTTGTGGTTGTAACCGATGCCAAAAGGGGCAAGGCTACAGTAAAGATGTTTTGCACTAAATTAAATTGAACTCTACATCCGTATAGGCAAAGGAGAGGTTCCCCTTCTCAGGGGCAGTGCCCACGGCTCTAATTGTCACTTCAAATTCTCATGACGAAGATCATCATAAGTGATTATTTAGTTTTGTTACTAAAAATCACTTACAGTTTGTTCCACCATCGTTTCTCGGAATTCTTCATAAACTGCACAAGCATTCAGGTAATCCCCAATCTCTGCAAGATAATGAAGCCGGTCAATGATACTATCCTTTAGATTTTCAACGTTGTCAATTAGCTGATTTTCCATGAAAGTAATCCTTCCTGTAGTAACGACCAAGAACATTGCTATTGTAGTATCTCGGTTCCCCATTGTCAAGGGATTCGGTCAGGACGTTGTTCAGGAATAACTGACGGGTCTCCTCGTAGTTTGTTTTACCTACAGTATCATGTAAGGATATAATTGTTCTCTTAAACTTATCTTTTCCAAACTTCTTTACATCTTCTTTAAGTTCTGGGCAGGATCCATAATACTTTTTCCAATCAGACTCCGATTTACTTCTTCTACTAGCACCCTTTTTCTTTCGGAAACTCCAGAAATACTTTCTCCCAAAGTAGCTCCGATTATTTTCAATGCAGTCAATGCGATAAACAAAACCAAAATGATCTTGAATATGATCAGACTCAAAAACCTCTCCATTGTAGAGCCAAGGGTTTTCATAGCTCATAAAGCTTTTAAAATTATATGAGCCTTATTTATCCTTTGAACCCGGACAGAGTTATTCTATTCAGATTTGGTGGCCGTGTCAAGTATCCCCTGTTCATCAATAAAGTTGATCAATGTTTCAGCCCAAAATTTATGATATTCTTCGGGCAAATGTTTTGACCATCTTTCTTGTTTGATGAGAGGTTTCCAATTCTCATCATGCAAGGCTTTCCCCCAGTATGAATATGAGGCATATGCATTATTTGATCTTAATCTATCATATATCTTGGTTTCTGTGTTATGATGGCCAAAAAAATTTCTCTTATTGATTAAATCCCAATTCCCCTCATACCAAGTAAAACTCGTATGAAATACATATGGTATATTGTACTGTTCACATATACTTTGGACTATAAGAATCTGAGACAGGGATTTAAAATTTAAAAAATTATCATCATTTGTTAGAACGTAATTTGCATAGTACGGTAAGAATTCTTCATCTACTCTAAGTTTTTCAACAGTAGTTTCATCTTGCAATAATACCGAAGGAGTGCAATGTAGTATTTTGCCTGGCAGTTTCACATAAGTTCTTGAAGGTTCACAAAAATTGCATAATACAAATACGGATTCATTTTTTATTATGGCCTTATGTATTCTTATCATAAATTGACGAATTACCCAATCATTACTACCGCCAGGAACAGCAAAATTTTCGTAAGCTAATCCATAATGTCTGGCAATATGTGATGAATAAGCCTTACCATAACAAGATGGTTGATATTGTTCTTCTATTTCGGACCCAGCAGTATGACTATCACCAAAAGCAAGCAATATTCTTTTCATGAAAATACTTTAACTCCATACATATTTTCCCAATCCTTACAATGATTTTCATCATTGACCATTGGTTTTCCTTTAATATTCAAACTAGTATTCAACAACATTGGACAACCAGTTTTCTCATTCCACAATTTTAAAAGATCATAAAGTTCTGCATTCTGTTTCCTATTAACAGTTTGAACTCTACTTGTCTTATCTATATGAACAATCGCAGGGAACTTTTTAGACTGTTTACATCTAACCGCATATTGCATATAAGGAGAAGATCCCATAGGCATTCTGAAATATTGTTCAACATACTCTTCCATAATCACAGGAGCGAATGGTCTGAACTGTTGTCTCTGTTTTATGTCATTGACCATTGATTTAATCCGATGATCTCTAGGATCTGCAAGTAGACTACGATTACCTAATGCTCTAGGGCCGAACTCTGCACGACCTCTGGCAACCCCACAGAGACCATGATCCAGTAGATGATCTACTATCTCTTCGTTTGATGCAACTGGTCTAATGTAATATCCAAGATATGGCCCATGCCAGTCAATATGTTTCTTTTTGTGTGCAAGTACCGCACCAATTGCAGAACCATTATCTCCAGGTGCAGGCATAATCCACACATTATCAAAGTAATAATATGCAATTGGATTTGCAACACAATTCAATGCACATCCACCCATCAGAACTAAGTTTTTACTCTTAACAATTGTAGATGCTCTTTGTATAATATCTCTAAACATCGTTTCATAAATGCTCTGAGTTGCAGCAGCAATATCAAAATTATTTTTTATATCAGGTCTCCAATCAGAACATCCTCTATGCAAATTCTTCTTAAAGGTTGATGTTCTCCATCCTATAAAATCATCATAGATTGCATCTTCACAAACTCTCTTATCCCCATAAGCAGACATACCCATGAGGATGTATTCTTCTTCATTTGGTTTTAATCCACACCTTTGCGTCATTGTAGAGTACCAAAGTCCGACGCTGTGCGGATACTTACGTTGAAATTTAAGTTTTAATTTATTACCTTTCGCTTCCCAAATCGTAAGTGTTTGGAATTCACCTATAGCATCAATAACCACCACACAACATTCATCAAACTTACTGGTGAAATAACCAGCACAAGCATGAGTATAGTGATGATCATAATACTTGATTGGAACATCAACATACTTCTTGACGTTTTGGATCCATCCTTGTCCCGCAAGAAGTTGTCTAAGTGTTTTCTTATATGGGTTCTCATACCAACAAACTAGTTCTGGTTTCCCAAACTTCAATGCATATTTAATTATATCATCATTCAGCTCTGGATCATTTTTTATGCCACTAAACCTCTCACTTTCACTAGCAAAAACAAGAGTATCATTAACAAAAACAGAAAGTGCAGCATTATGGCTCTCTGACGATATTCCCCAGGTTATCATTTGTAAATAAATGGATCTCTTTTTTGTAATTTTTTAATCCTTTTATTAAAATCCCTTTTTCTCTTCCAATTAGAAATAATATTCCAAAGTTTTTTAATCATTAAAATTTATATCACTAAAATTTATTTAGATATAAAAAAAGGGGGGTAGCTACCCCCCGATAATTATTTCAGATCGTATCAGCGACCCATCTGTGTCGCGTACCACTTTTCAAACGCTTCTCTACGCTTGTCACCTCTTGGTGGCATAGGAGTTTTTTCACCACGGACTTTTCCGTACTTCTTTTCGTCCTCTTTCTCGGACTCTTCTTCATGTTTTTCTGGATTTTCACGAGCGTGTTGTGCTTCGTAAACTTTTTCCATTCTTCTACTGAGAGCAAGGATATCTTCTAGTTCAATACCCTCTTTTGTCATTTTCTTTCTTGCTGCCTTAACCTTATCTCTCAAAGGTTTTCTAGTTCTTTCTCTACTATCTCTTGATTGTTGCTTAACGGTAGACTCAAGATCATCTTCATCTTCATCTTCATCATCCATGTCACCGAGATGATGTCCATAACGAGGACTTAGAACACCACCTTTTTTACCTGCAGCAGGATGATCCTCAAGATCTCCATGATCCTTTGAACCAGCCTTGTAACCAGGATGACCTTTACCACCGGTGAGTTCCATGATGATGGTCTCTCTCCACTCTTCACTCATGTTTGCCATCATTGCGACTGCGTTCTCTTCAGTCTCTGCATAACCTTCATCTAGAAGGTGACCTTTGACTAGATCAAAGATGTCAACACCTTGATTGAGCATTCTCTCTCTTGCACCACCCGCAGGGCCACCTGCCTTGAGTGCTTGTGCTCTTGCACTCATTTGTGGTTTTGGTGCAGGAGCTTTCACTGATTTGTCACTAATCATATCACTAGTAACATTAGCACCCTTTTGTCTCATTTGAGATGCTTGTTGCATTCTCTCAATACTCTTGTCCTTTAGAAGAGGATTTGGAGTCTTTGGTTTGATTGACTCTGGACCAGCAGCTTTAGTTCCTGGTGCTGGTTTTGCAGGTGCTGCAGGTGTTGATGGTTTTGCAGTTGCAGAAGGAGTTGGTTTTGCTGCAGGAGCTGGTGCAGGTTTAGCGGCCGCAGGAGCAGCAGGTTTAGCTGGAGCAGCAGGTTTAGCTGGAGCAGCAGGTTTAGCTGGAGCAGCAGGTTTAGCTGGAGCAGCAGGTTTTGCTGCTGCAGCCCTTGTAGCTGTCATTCCTTTTTGTTGGATTTGTTGTCTGGTTAAACCACTTCTTGCTGCAGCATCTCCACCTCCTGCTCTATATGCGGCATCTCCACCGGCACCTTTATCTGCTGCAACTGCTTGATATCTTCTAGCATCACCCGGTCTGTTACCACCACCACCGCTGCGGGGAGTGGGAAGAGTTGGTGCTTGTGCTCTTGCCACATTTGCTTGCATTCTCCTTTCCGCGTCAACTTTTCTAGCTTCAGGGCCAGAAAGGCGGCGTTCGTCAAGATCTTCTATATCGTCTTCTACAACTTCCTCTGAGAGAACCACAGGGGTCTCGTAAACATGGGAATAGGCCTCCATGAGACCCTTGATTTCTTCTGCTCTCATTTTTCTACGATAAAGGGCGTGTTATAATGTTATTTATTTATCTTCAAGTTTGAGAGGGCAATCAATCCCATCAAAAACTGGAGAACAAATTCTCATCGGTGGTGCAAGTTTCTTACAATCCTCCGAGTAACATAAAGACTCATCGTTCTCCTCTTCAATATATTGTTCTTTATATTTTTCATCCGATTCCAGAATGATACGATCATATTCCTTTGTGACTCTATCTATAGCTCTATCTACATCTCTCTCAGTTCTTCTGTTTACTTTATCGGGATCTTGTATTATAATCTCATTAAGTATGCCCAACGGAAGATACTTTCGTTGGAACTCATCTAACAAATCCCAAAGTTTATTTTCAGTAATGCCACTAAATGCAGATATTATTGATATGAGAATTGATACGATAATACTGACTTTTATGATTTCTCTTTTGTCTGGTTTCTTGTTACCAAACTGAAAATTAAATTGCATGATTTTGAATCATTCTATTACTAGTTATAAGCATCAATAAATATAAAAATAGGGAAAGACTGAGGAAAATTAATGTCTAGACTCGGGATCAACACTGGTAGTAATCCAAATGATGGTCAGGGCGATCCATTAAGAGTTGCAATGGGTAAAATCAATAGCAACTTTTTGGAAATATATAACACAATTGGTGATGGATTTACCCTGACAAGTTATGCAAGTACTGCAGGAATATCTTCACTTGCAAGAAATTTAACAGGATCTCCAAGAATAAATGTCAGTGGAATTTTAAATACTGGAATTACAACCACAGAACATTTAGAAGTTAGAAATATTAAATCTACTGGAATAGTTACTGCAGTTCAATTCATCGGTGACGGATCACAACTTACTAATGTGACTGCAGTTGCTGGTGGTCTTGAAGTTTTAGATGATGATGTTAGAAAGGGAGTTGCGAGAGAACTAAATTTTGGTGAAAATATTGTATCCACTGGACCTGATGTAGTTGGTAGAGTAACCATTTCAGTTCCAAATATTACATCTTTTGCAACATATGCCGAACTTGCAGGAATTTCTAGTTATGCAGATATTGCTGGCATTACAACTCAGGCTGTAAACGCTGGGTTCGCAGAAACTAGTAACGTTAGTAACTATTCATTTACCTCAGGTATTTCCAGTTATTCAGATTTTTCTGGTATTGCAACAGAGTCTTTAGTATCTGCATACTCGGAAATATCGGGAGTTTCCACAGTATCTTTTGGTATCACTGGAACACCAAATATAGTAGTTGGAATTGTAACTGCAGATTCTTATGAGGGGTCGGGTACAAGACTGACTGGCATTATCACATCTTTAATTGCTGGATCAAACATTAGTATAAGTCAGGATGCGGGCACCGCTACAATAAATGCTGTTGGTGGTGGGGGAACCGGTGGTGTTGCATATGATCAAGAATTAAATACAACAGACGATGTAACCTTTAATAACTTAAACGTTTCTGGTGTAGCTACAGTTACTGGGAATGTTATTGCACAATACTATGACTTAAAAAATGGCGCAGTAAACATCGGCCAAATTGGATATGGGGGATCAAATCTCAGTGCGTTTGCAAATTATAATTTTGATATTCAAACAGACATTTCTGCACAAGGAGAAAGTGCTCCATATTGGAGATTTGGTGGCGACGGAACTTTAACCGCACCTGGAAATCTTATTGCACCTTACTATGAAATAACAAATATAGGTACAATTGGAGCTGCATCAACATCTTTACTCTTAAATGCAAATAGTAGTTTAGTTGTTAGAACCGATTTTGCCGGTCTTGGAGTTGGCGGGCCCATATGGGTGTTCAACGCAAATGGAAATTTAGCAACTCCAGGAAATGTAAATGTTTCTGGAGATATAACTGCTTCAGGAAATGCATCTATTTCTGGAGTTGTTACTGCAACAAGGTTTGAAAGTCTTCCTACAGCTACTCCTACTATTGGGGCGGCAACTTCAATTAAACTCGATACGATAACAGTTGGAGTAAGTACAGATTTAACTGTAGGAAGAAATGCAAATGTTTCGGGTGTAGTAACTTCAACCGGAGGTTTCATCAGTGTTGGAAATACAACTCCCATACAAATTTCTCTCGTTGGCAATCAACTAACCTTTACAGCTGTGGGAATTGGATCCACTACTCTAACTTTATTCTAAAAAGAAAATGGAATCTGAAAATAAAAAACAATACGATTATTCAAATCATAGTGATCAAATTGGATTGGGGATAGAGTATCCTACAGAACCGGGTGCAAAAAAATTATATGCAGTTGGGTGTTATTCTGCAGAGGACTGGGAATATATTCATGAAATATTAATGAGAGATGGAACTCTTGAGGATAATATACCATGTCATTGTATTGAATGTGTCGATTCAAAAGAACATAGTCCCACAAGAGCAGTTTATTTGTTGGATGACGAAGAAGCTAAGGAACTCCGCAATCACCCAAGAGTACAATATGTACATGAAAACTTCGAAAGTTACCCACAAAAATACAAAGCACCACCAGAAGAACTAAAATTTAGTGCTCTTAGAAACTATCGATACGATACTCCAACAAAACAATATAGAAATTGGTTTGATAATAATCAACTTCCCGAATCACCAAATAGTTCGGATTTAAATAGAAGTGGATATCAACTTTTAAGATGCGTCAATAAAGAAAATCCATGGTACACTGGATTATCTACAGGTTCAAATCAAATTCTTGAAGATAGAATTCAATACTATGGAGATGGGTCCGACGTTGATGTTATTGTTGGAGATGAAGGATTTTGGATAGGTCATGTTGAATTCCAGAGTAATGCTACAGGAAAAGGACCAACAAATTACATTGGTGGAAATGTATTGAAGGATGGATTTTCTCCATCAGCTACCAGTGGAACTTGTGATCTTCTAGATTTGGTTTTAGATGCTCCTTATTATATCGACCCAGAATGGTTTGAATCTTCACCCAGTACAAGGTTGATAACCAGATGGGATGGAACTAAAGTTCCTGTAGAAAGTGTTGCAAGGTCTTGGTGGGGAGATTCGTCACAAAGATCGGTTGGATTTTCTACAATAGGAGTGGTGGGAGTTACTACAAATTATACTAGGGTTTCTTGTTTAGGTAGCAATACGGCAAGACCAACAAACGGAACAGACCACGGAACTGATTGTGCTGCAAATACTTTTGGTAGGACTCAAGGATGGGCTTTTAATTGTAATAAGTGGGTAATCAATGCATATGGAAATAATGGCTCAGATATTGAACAATACTTCAATATAATGAAGTTGTTCCATTTGTATAAGCCAATAAATCCAAAATATGGAACAAAAGATCCAACAATCAGTAGCAACAGTTGGGGATATAGATCAACATCTCATAGAACTAATGGATTTTATTTTCATAGAGTAGGACTCAATACAGAAAATATTGGTATAGGAACATCCTATACTACTTCAGCTTTACCTGGATTTCTGAACTTTGTTGGAATTTATGGTGATGGAAATAGAATGAAGGGTGAACATTTACCCAACTCATATGTATCTGCAGGAGAAGAACTAATAAATGCAGGAGTCATTTTTGTTGCTGCAGCAGGCAATAGTAATCAAAAACAAGTAGATTCTAGTCATCCAGACTACAATAACTTTTGGAGTATTGTCGGTGGGGATTTGGGACTTTCTAGTTTAGCCTTGCCGAACGGCCAAATCTCCGGAACCACCAATTTCTCATCACAAGATAATACGTCCAAAAGAATTACAACCAGTGGTAGTTCTGGTACTGTAACCTCCATAACGAATAGTTTGCTTGGAGCTGGATCTCTCACATCATCGACAGTTCCAACAGTTGGGAACAATGATGATGGATATTGGACTTTAAATTTGCCTTTTAGTATACAATTTGTAGGACTCTCTACAAATGTAATCTATCCAGGAACTAACACTTATCTCACCTTTGGCGAAGGATCCACAATTTATAGTGGAATAAGTTTTAGTAATCCAAATTTATATAAAATCCTTATATCTGCTGCTGACAATTCTTGTCAAAGATTATATTATGGAACTGAGGGAGTCGCTCCTAATAGGACATATAGAATTAGGTATGAAGGAAATGGTTCTATTTCCGGAACCCTTGGATCTCCAGGTATGGTATATGAAGCAGTATTTTATGAAAATATTCCAAATCAAATAGATATTCACATTGGTGTTAACAATAGATACACTTCTGGATTAGGATCTGAATCCAGTTTCTACGATTCAACTCACTTTGAATTTGGTGTAGAAGCATACAATTCTACAAATAGAAGAGGATTTCCCCAACAATTAGGAAAATTTATTGGTACAGATGGAAACGTTGTATATCCCGTAATTAATATTGGTGCTCTTGATGATTCTTTTGATCCTAACGGAAATGAAAGAAAAGTTAATTATAGTGATATGGGAAATGAAATAGATTGTTATGCCCCTGCAGATGGAACACTAACTGCACAAGCTACATCCGGAACATATACTAGAGCTGATCTTTATCCAGGTCTTACTGTAACTCCTTATGACGGTAAATTTGGAGGAACTAGTTCCGCATGTCCTGTTGCTTGTGGACTAATTGCAACTAAATTGCAATACAACAGAGATTGGACTTGGGAAGATGTCAGAAATTGGTTAAAAACAGAAGTTAATGATGCAAACACTGATGAATTTTATGTGGGAACGGAATCTATAACTGCAACTGATTCTAACTGGGTAGACGTAAATAGTCTGGAAGGTGGGAGACCTATAGTAATATGGGATGCTTTAACCGGAAATGAACCGAGAGCATATAGTCTTACGATTTCTGGCGGACTTCGTTTGAGTGGAGTAAGACTACAGTAAAATATTTTTAAAATTCCTAAATAAGCTGCCCAAAAAATCATAAGAAAAATGAAAAGACTATTATTGGCCTTTTCGTTATTCTTTGCAATTCCAGTTAATGCTGCTGAAATTACATCAAAGATTACTGATTCTATTCAATTGAAAGTTGATGGTGCTGCTGTTCAATCGACTCGAATCGGTGCTTCATATTCCGTATCAGGAACCAACATCCAATCCTCATCCTTTGGTGGTGT